GCTTATGATCCAGGTTGCGAGAGAGGTTATAATGGCGAATGTATATTAATCAAATATACTTACAATCCATTTAATAATACTGACATTGAAGAATGTCGGAGGAACGAAACTAGAACCTATGAGAAAAGGCATGGGAGATTTAAGAGTAAAAGATTTTAAGATAAAGGATTTTCACTTCTTTTGTAGAAATGTAAAATAAAAGGAGGTGAAAAATAATGAAAATTGATGAGTTGGCAGAGAGAATAAACAAGCAGTCGAAATTATATGACGATATGAAAAAAGAAGTTTTAAATGTGTTAAGTAAGTTAAATAATTTATCAGCATATAAGGCAGATTTACATGAGGAACATCCTTATTTGAGAATCGAAATTGAAGGCTTAGGATTGAATTTAAGAATAAAACCAGTGACTATTTCTAATACCAAATTAAAAACTGGTGATACTGAATCTGCAATAATTGAACTTATAAATTATGAAATGACTCAAATTCTTAGAAAAAACTAATAACATGAGAAAGAGCTCTAGAAATAGGGTTCTTTTTTATTTTACATAAAAGGAGAATAAGCATGGCACAACGTAGAATGAGAGAGTGTAAGCATAGAGGATGTATAAAGCTAACTCGTAGTGAACATGGCTATTGTGAAGAACATGAGAGAGAGTACCTAGATAAAGTTAATGCAGCAAAGAAGAAGTGGAAGATTGAGAATAACTATAAAAGACCTAGGAACTCCAAGGTTGAGAAGTTTTATTCAAGTAAGCAATGGCAACAATTAAGGGAATACATAAAGGCTAGAGATAATTACTTGTGTCAAGATTGCTTGAAGGAAGGTAGGATAACGATAGCTAACCAAGTGCATCACATTGAACCTATCCTAAAAGCTTGGGACAAAAGGTTTGATGAAGATAACTTAGTAAGTCTATGTAATGAACATCATAAGTTAAGACATAATCCTAGATGTAATTATGAGTATGATAGTATTGGAAGTTCAATACAATTTAAAGACCTTAGTATATCAAGAGATTTAGATATTATGGCAAATGGCGGAGATGATTACTGGAAGAAGTAATATATACATTAACACAATACCTATAAGTTAAGAAATGGAGAGGTAATAAGCGTAATGAATAAGGAACAAGTATTAAAGATATTACAACTAACTGATAAGCAACTAGACTGGTTAGAGGATGATTACTTAAGGATACATAAAGAATATATACAAAGAGTATTAAAGAGTAATAAGTATGAGGAATGGTATATTAAAGCATTAATAGAGTGGAATAGTAAGAGGGAAAAGTACATCCCCCCTACCTACTAGAAAAAGAGGAAATCCCTACAGTACCGTTGTTATTAGAGTTCCTCACACAAAGTTCCTTAAATGAATGAAAAAAGGGGGTGTCTCAGAATGGCAAGACCTAGTAAGACCTATATACAACTTATTGAAGAAGGAAATTCGCATATGACTAAAGAGGAGCTAGAGTACAGAAAAAGCCAAGAGGAGGCACTTCTAACAAAAGTTCCTTTAACAGAATTTCAAGAAACAAAAGATAATCCTAAATCACATGAAGAATTCTTAAGAATTAGGAATTTATTAAGAAAAATAGAGAAAAACGACGATTTATTTGCAGGTCCAGTTAATAGATATGCAATGTTAAATGCAGAGTGTCTTGACTTCTTAGAAAAGAGAGAAACGTTTTATAAATCAATAGAGGAATTGGAAAGTGAATACAAGACACAAGATACAAAAGAGCCTACAATTCCTACTTTAGATTATTTGAAAATGAGAACTTCACTCCAAGGGCAAATAATAGCACTGGACAAGCAAATTCAAAACAAAAGAAAAATGATGTTGGATATTGAAAAGGAAAATCTTATGACAGTTGCATCAGCATTAAGGAGTATACCTAAGAAACCAACAGAGAACAAAGAAGAGGACAGTGAAGAGGAAAAACTCTTTGGTGGTAATTTGTGATTTCTGATAAAACAAGAAAAGAGATTTTAAAGGCCATTACTCCTGAGAGTCTAAAGGAAGAGTTACTACAGTATTGCAATGATATACTAACAGGCAAAATCATTGCATGCAAAAAGCATAAACAAGCATGTAAAAGATTTTTAAATGACTTAGAAAAATCTAATAATGAGGACTATCCATTTTATTTTGATATAGATGAACTTTATAGATTCTATATGTGGTGTAAAATGTTTAAGCATAGAGTTGGAATACTAGCCAAAAGACCTATAGAGCTAGTAGCTATCCAGCTCTTTATTTGTGGAAATATATTTTGTTGGAAGTATAAAGGTAGTGGCTATAGAAGATTTAGAAAAGTTTATATTCAATTAGCGAGGAAAAATGCTAAGTCACAGTTACTTGCTTGCATAGCAACATACGAATGTTTCTTAAGTGAAGAACAGGCAGAGGTATATATAACTGGTTGGGATAGAAAAGGTTCAAATGTAGTTTATAGAGAAATCCTTTTTCAAATAGATACAAATACTCCTAAATTGCTTAAAGGTAAATATTCTACAAGTTATGGAAAGATAACACACAAGAAGAGTGGTTCATTTATAGAGCCATTAAGTAAAGAAGCTAAGAATAGTGATAGTGCTAACAACCCAAGTTTAGCAATAGTTGATGAATACCATCAACACATTACATCTGAAATATATGATTCTTTACTTGGTGGTATGGTAGCTAGAACTCAACCTTTAATAGTTATTATAACTACTGCTGGATTTGATTTAAGCAGACCATGTTGTAAGGAATATCAATATGTAAGTAAAATACTTGACCCAGATATGAATGTAGATAATGATGAATACTTTGTTTTAATATGTGAACTGGATCCAGAGGATGATATTAATGATGAAAGTGTATGGATAAAAGCTAATCCAATAGTAGCATCATATGAAAATGGTATTAACTATTTAAGACAACAATTAAAAACGGCAATAGATGCTCCGGAGAAAATGAGGACATTACTCACAAAGAATTTTAATAGATGGGTAGACATGAAGGAAAATGGCTACATGAATATGACTAAATGGAATGCTAATGAAGAAATATTTACATTAGATAAGTTTAGGGGTATGGATTGTATATTAGGTATGGACCTATCTACTAAGCTTGACTTAACATCTATTGTTTTTGAATTTTATATTGATGGAATTTATTACACATACCAACATTCATTTTTACCGGAAGAGGAGTATAACAAGAGGGTTAGAGAAAATAAGTATAATTTTGCATTATGGAAGGAACAAGGATATCTAACTGTTATTCCAGGTGCAACAATAGATTATAATTATATCTCTGACTATATTCATGAAATTGAAAAAGAGTATGGAATAAACATATTGGAGATTTGTTATGACCCAGCACATGCACACCAATTTATTTTAGATTTAGAGTTTGAAGGGTATACATGTGTAGAAGTAAGACAAGGGGCATTTACATTAAATGAACCTACTGAGGACTTTAGAAAGCAAGTTTATGACAATGTAATGAAACATACTAATGATGGTTTATATAATTGGGCAATGGGTAATGCAGTATGTGCCAATATAAACAGAAAACAATCTTATACAATGTTAGATAAAGCTAAGTCTTTTGAAAAGATTGACCCAGCAGCTGCTACAATAAATGCACACTATAGAGCAACTAAAATACTTGCAGTTGGTAGTACAGATATATTCTATTCTCCGGATATTTAAAAATGCTTAGAAGGGAGGTGAAAGTGTGGGAATACTCAATTCAATAAAGAATTTTTTTAAAACTCCTTTTAAGACTGTAATAAAAAGAGATTTTAGTAGATTTTCTTTTTTTAACAAAGATTTAGCAACCAATGAAACTATATTTAGTGCAGTTAGTATGTTGAGTAATGCAATAGCGAGTGCACCTTTGAGTGTTAACCAGGACTATGTAAAATTAAAACCTAGAGAACATGAACTTGCTAGGTTATTTGAATATGGTCCTAATCCAAGAATGTCTACTTTTAACTTTGTAAAAACCATGGAAGTAAACAGACTTACAGAAGGAGCTGCTTATGCAATAAAAGAATATGGTTATGGTGGAGAAATAATTGCTATATGGGTGTTAAATGGTGATTACATTGAGCCAATTATCGAAAGAGATAGTAATGAACTATACTATCAGATAAAAGGTGATGGAGAGTCTAGATATGTTCACAATTCGCATATAATAGCAGTTGATTATTTAACTACAGATGGTTATACACCTATAAGTCCATTAGATGTATTAAGAAATACAATAGATTATGACCGAGAAATTAAAGAATTTAGCTTAAATCAGATGCAAAATGGGTTGAAAGCTAACATAGTTGTTAAGTTACAAAGTAAATTAGATGAAGAAGGATTAAGAACATATAATGATATGCTTAGTAAGTTCCAAAAGAACGGTATCTTGTATGTAGATAGTGGGAAGGATTTTCAAGAACTAAAAAATACTTCTTTTATTGATCCTAATGTAGCAGCAGTTGAACAAATAACAGTTGAGAGAGTTGAAAGGGTATATAATATGCCTGGAAAACTTACTGGAAAGGCTACAAATGTAGAGGATTTATTGTATTTAAAGGATACGATATTACCTACTGCAAGGATGTACGAGCAGGAGTTTACTAGAAAGTGTTTAAGTGAACCAGATAGAGATGATGGAATAAAAGCTAAGCTATCTCTTAATGGATTTGCAAGAGCAGATATGAAAACTAGAGGAGATTTCTATTTTAAAGGAATTAGGTCAAGTTGGTTTTGTGCTGATGATATAAGAGCTTTGGAAGATATGCCTCCGATACCAGGAGGAGATGTATACTACGTATCCAGGGACTTAGTTCCTATAGATAAGATAGAAAAAATATTAAATAATAGGGGGTAATGGTATTGAATTCTAAAAATACAATAACACAAGAACAGGTTAATGAGATTTTTGCAAAAGCTAATAAAAAAGTTGAAACTGTTTTTGGAAAATGTACAGTAGTGTCATGTCAATTAGAAAATGGTTTTATTATTACTGAGAGCTCTGCTTGTGTGGATGTAGAAAATTATGATTATTATATAGGTGCAAAAATATGTGAAGATAGGATTAAAAATAAAATATGGGAACTTGAAGGATACAAACTTCAATGTGAACTGAAAAACATGTAAAGTCTTAGGAATAAGGCTTTTTATTATGTTTAAAATCATTGAAGGGGGGTGAAAGATATGGCAAAACAAAAATTTTGGGAGTTTAAAGCAAAAGCCAATTCAAAAGATGAAGCAGACTTATATTTATACATGCAGATTGCTTCATGGGGAGGTGGTTATTCAGCACATTCAGCTAAAAGTTTTAAATCTGAGCTTGATGCATTAGGTAATATAAAGGTTTTAAATGTTTATATGAATTGCCCTGGTGGTGATGTATTTGAAGGAAACAGTATATTTAATATGCTTCAAAGAAAGGCAAAATCTATAAATGTTAATATGTTTGTAGATGGAATGGCAGCAAGTATAGGAAGTATTATTCTTATGGCCGGTTCTCATATTAGTATGGCTAGTAATAGTATGTTAATGCTTCATAAAGCTAGTTCTTATGTTTATGGTAACAGTGATGAACTAAAAGAATGTATAAAGCTTTTAGATAAAATTGATGAAAACATTAAACAAGTCTATTTATCTAGAGCAAATGGGAAATTAGACAAGGAAACACTTGACCAATGGTTAGATAGTGGAGATACTTGGTTAACTGCACAAGAGGCTTACGACTATGGCTTATGTGATGAAATAACAGGAGCAAAACAATTAAGTGCTAAATATGATCCTAATATATTAAACAACTATAAAAATGTACCTGAGGACTTGAAAAAGTCTTTTTTTAATGCAGAAAATCAAGAAAATAACTATAAAACAGAAGAAAAACCAGTAATGGATGAAGCAACAAAAGCTATGATAGCAAGGATTAATGCTAAAAAACAAGATTGGAATTTATAAAAAAATAAAGAAAGAAGGAATGTTAAGTGAAAAAGAACAGATATCAATTACAACAAATGTTAGATGGAGTTAGACACTCATTGGGAGAAGCAACAGATAAATTAACTGCTATGTATGGAGATACTACTTCTAAAATAGAAGATAGAGAAAAGCAGGCTACAGTAGTTAAGGATTTAGAAGAAAGAGAAAAAGGTATAAATGACCAACTAAAGGCTTTGGATGATGAAGCGGCAGCTAAACTGGAAGCTCAAAGTAAAGTAAATCCAGTGGCTGATACAGAAAAAGATAAAGTTATAAATGCTAAGGCACAGTTAATTAAAAATGTTATGGCTGGAAAACCAGTTGATCAAACAATTTTAAATGTAT